TATCTGAGAGAGAAGCTGGTAGATTGCAAGGCAAAGGATTCTCTCCCTTATTATAAGCGTATTGGATATAATCCTAAGGCTAATACCTTAGATAAAAAGAAAAAAACTGTCACCAGGAAAAAGAGAGAGTAATTTAGATATGGATCAGAGTCGTGCTAATAAAATTTCACAAGTGTTGAAAAATGTATCAACTCTTGGAAAGGATATAGGTATTCCAACTTCATCTAAGGCAGTGTCAGAGGCAAAAAAAGTAGTTGGTAACCCAGTTGAGGGCACTGGATTTGTTCGCATACTAATGTATATTATTGCCGGTATTTTATTAATTGGAATTATCTTACTCGGTGTTGATCAATGGGTTACACCTATTTTTCAACGAATTCCTGGCGGTGCTGGTTATATTCCAATACCCGGCACAGATTTATCACAGGTATTTTGGATAGATGCCGACAGTATTGGAGATATAACGATTGGATCAGTCCCCCCTCCAAGGGCTGGATATATAGCTCCTCTTTCAGTAAGCGTTTTAGAAGCTCAAACCTCCTATACTTTAACAATTGATGTCTATATACACGACGAGTATCCACAGAGCCTTCCACCTGAAGAGAATATGCGTGTCTTCTTTTTCATTGGACAAGGTATAAATCATCCAACCTTACAAGTATCCCTTGATAATAATAAGAATACTGTATACATTACTTCATTTGATTCAGCTGGTTTTCAGCAAAGTATTAGTATAGATAATGTTCCTATACACACTTCTTTCCGAATTGGCATAACAATGTCTCAGAATATAATGGAAGCGTATATGAATGGTCTATTAGTAAATACAAAAACAATTACATCTGTTCCAAAATCCCCATCAAGTGGCGATAAGATTCTCGCAACATCAAATATTAAATCTGGTTCTCCTCCTAAAGTTCTATCAAGTGGTATCGGGGTTCTAAATGTAAGAGCATTTGGCTATGTAGTATCTTCATCTGAAATGAAAGGGCGCATGAGTGACTTAACACGTAATGAAAGATTTATCTCATCTGGAAAGAAGGGTGTATAAGTGACTTAACAACTAATAAAAGATTTATCTTATAAACCTAATAGATGGCCACAGCAAATCAAGCAAACACAGTGAATACTCCGAGCTCAGCTGCAACAAACACTGTGAATACTCTAAGTACCGGTCTAACAAGTCCACTGAATAGTCTAAGCGCGAGTCTACCAAATCCACTAAATAGTCTAAGTCCAGGTGCAAACAATGCACTAAATAATTTAAGCGCGGGTGCAACAAGTGCACTGAATACTTTAAGTCCAGGTGCAATGAATCAATTTAATTCTATAAGCACAACTGCATCAAGCACATTTAATAGTTTAAGCACAAGTGCGACAAATGCGGTTGAAACTATGAGCATAATGGAAAAAATTAAAATTGCAGTTGTATTTATAGTATTAATAGCAGCTATATTTTCAATTATCTTTTATTTTAATGATGTTTCTGGAATTATTCAGTTTATATTAGTAATTGTTGTAATTAGTACATTTTCATACTTGACTTATATTTCATTATCGTATATTTTTATTCCAAACCAAGTTAAACGTGTGGGTCCTAATGAACTTCCATTAGATATACCAACACAAGTTGCTACAAGTGAATTATTACATATGCTATGGTCTTCTAGTGAGGGGTCTTCGCTTATTTTTTATATAAATCCACGTGTCAGTGATAGAACTGGTTACTTACATTTAACTACTAGTAATGAACAAACAATCGTAACTGGAAATGAATATGCAAATGTGGTTCAAATATGCGGTAAACAAAACTTAAAACTTCTAATTGCACCAGACGCAGGTCGTGGAATGACGTTAGCACCTGCCCGTTTTGAAATTTTTATAAAGGGTAGCAACAAACCAGAATATATTGATATTCCCGAATTTCCAATGCAACGATGGAGTTCGGTTATTATTATAAAGAAGGGTCGTAAATTTAATATTTTTTTGAATGGAAAACTAATTATTTCGCACACATGTACGGCAATGCCCGATTTTGATCGAACTGCACCCCTTTTAGTCGGTGATCCACGGCTAACGGGTAAGATTGCATTAATAAGTCTTTCTCCAACTGCATTAAATGCTAATGAAGTTCGTGATTTATTAACTAACACGGTAGATACTTCTGGAAAACCATATATGCCAATTGATTTGAATTCATTATATGCATCCTTGATACCTTCACTTCCTGAAAACTTCTGGTGCCCGGGTGGAAATTGCACTACTCCGAAAAAACCCAATCCAATGGAACAGTGGTCAAGTCCTTACGCATAAACTATTTATTACCAATAGAATAGAATAATGGAAGCAACTATGATGATATTATATGCTGTAGTCATATTAATACTTGTATATGTATTAGTTATGTTATATACATGGCTAAATGGGTCTAATGGTGTAGAGGATATGGTTATATATTCTTCTACATCTGATGGCCTTCCTGCAAGGACCTCGACTGCTACCGGCACGGTATTTAGTAAAAAAGAGGTTCCTCAGATATATCCTGGTGGAGAATACTCTGTAAGCACATGGATTTATGTGACAAACTGGGGAGCAAGTGGATCAGTGGGAAAGAATAAGCCTTTTCTTACATTATCTGGTGGAGGGGGGAGCTATTACACCCTCATTATGTATCTAGGACAGCGTGTAAATAAGCTTGGTATCAGAGCAAGTTATGAAACAACTTCAACTGCAACACTAGTAAAACTTACAGACCTTCCAAACATTGTTACAGGGACACCAGAATATTCTGATACCGACGGAATGCCAATGTGCGATATTGAATCTGTAGATCTACAGAGATGGGTTAATATTACAGTTGTAATGATGGGCAAGACACTTGATGTATATGTTGATGGTAAGCTTTCTAGAAGCTCTGTTCTCCCTGGAATATTTAAGGCAGATGGCGAAATTCCGACATTAACTCTTGGAAGCCCCGACGGGTTTGGTGGATTAATTGGAATGACTCGTGCTGCAAATATTGCATATACCCCGGACAGAATCTACGCAAATTATCAAGCGGGACCCTTTTCTGCTTGGTCATTAAGCAGCCTAGATCCAAGTCAGTATGTGCTCACTGTAAAGAAGGACAATTCAACAATCTTTACTACTGAAAAATTACCAACTGTAGGTATAATATGGCCAAATTAAATTAGGCATATAAACTCTATATTAAAAATTGTAATAAAATTACTATTTTTAATATTATAAGCTCTATCTTTTACAAATGATAGATAGATAGTATGGCAGATGCAGCAAGTATGCTAACCGGCGAAGGTGCTGTATCGCAAATCTTATTTGGTGTAGTTCTCGTTATCGTAATATACCTGGCAATAGCTTCAGGCGAATATATGTATAATTCTATTACCCGGATGTATAAGGATCGTGTTGAACTGTTTCCTGATACATATGTTTCCGGGTCTAAAATGTATACTATAACACAGAATCCAAATGTAAAAGGTTCTAAGACAATCTATTTTTCAGACAATCAAAGATCCGGCATAGAATTTAGTTATTCACTCTTTATTAATATAAATAGTTCATCATTTAATAATACTGATACGTCATCATTATATCATATCTTACACAAGGGTTATGGAAGAACATACCCACTTCTGGGCCCTGGAATCTTCTGTTGGGGTCATGTGAATAAGTTACGTGTATTTATGAATTGCTATGATACATGGGATAACTATGCTGATATTGATAATATTCCAGTAGATAAGTGGTTCCACCTAACAGTGACCTGCAAGGGAAATACCCTATATGTGTATATTAATGGAAACCTGAAGACTAAAATGGCACTCAGTAACAATACACCTCCTTACCAAAACTACGGAAATGTATATGCATTTAATAATCGCAAACTACAATTAAATGTAGCAACTACACAGTCTCTTCTAAAAGATCCAATGTTTAGTGATCCAATTGCACCATTAACCTCTATTACATTTAATGGAGCAATTAAGGGTATGATTAGTAGAGTATATTATTTTAGTTATGCATTAACTTATCCTGAAATACAATCATTAATGAATTTGGGTCCATCGCCTAAGATTGCTAAAGATGCTAATAATAATGAAATGGCACTTGGACCATATCTATCTGATACATGGTGGGTAAATGACCATGGTCCATAAGCAAAGCTATAGAGGCTCTACACCTATCTAAAACACATCTCTTCTAGTTTCGTAGTAACAAGAAGAGATATGCCAGGTGGCGGATTATACATTTTAGTTGCATACGGATCTCAAAATGTAATTCTCAGTGGAAATCCTGATTTTACTTATTTCTACATGATACTAAAAAAATATAGCCATTTTTCCTTTGAATCCGCCACAATACCTCTAGAAGGTCCTCAAGAACTCTTCTTTGATCAACCAATCCAGCTTCGTGCAAAGATTCAACGAATCGGCGACTTACTCTCAGATCTCTATTTTACCTTTACTTTACCAGATATTTTTTCGAAATATTTCAATCCATCACTTCCAGGTCCTACGAATGGGCGAAGTCAGTACCAGTTTCAATGGGTTAGATATATTGGTGCACAAATTATTCAGAATGCTACCTTCCTAATTGGAGGAACCCAGGTTCAAGAATTTGACAGTGACTATATTATTGCAACAGCCTTCACAGACCAGGATGAAACACAGTATAATAAGTGGCAACAGCTTGTTGGCGATATTCCTGAGGTATATGATCCGGCGAATGGAAAATACTCCGGCGTATCAAGTGGTTCTTCCTTAACACGCACACGTGGATTATATCCTAATGTCTATCAAAATCAAGATCCAGCACTTCAGGCGCAAAATAATTTTCCATCAATCCCTGGGCGTGATATAACATTACCTCTCTCATTTTGGTTTTCCCAGAATCCCAGTCTAGCACTCCCCCTTATTTCCCTTCAATACCACGAGTGTGAAGTGCAACTAACTCTCAGACCAATACGAGATCTATATACGGTCTTAGATCCATCTGGATATAGGGTCAGACCTGAACATAAGGTTAATTCTTCAATTGCACAGCTGCAATCTGGTAATTTATCCTATACTACTGATACCGACCCTGGAATATATATTAGACAATATTTGACTGATATTGGCTACGCGGCTCCTACTCTAAATACGTGGCCTCTAAATCCTAGGCTTCAAGCAACCTATATTTATTTAACAGATGATGAACGTCGCACCTTTGCCACAAAACCCCTGACATACATTGTTAGACAGGTTACAAGGTATACCTATGAAAATGTTTCAAGTAGACAGTTATTTGATTTATATACTCATAATCCGGTTCCACGATTAATTTTAATACCTAGAAGAACTGATTATTTAAAAAATCTAAATGCTTGGACAAATTATACAAATTGGTGGTTATATCCGAATGCACCCTTTGTTCCAGCATATAGTTCTGTGCCTGTAGGAGGATATTCAGGTATTCTAATACCGGCAATGCAGCAGGATATTATAAATCAGGTTAGAATTCTATGTGATGGAAATGAAATCCAGGAGGTTAAGAGCCTTCAGTATTTTAATGAGTTAAGTTCATGGAAATATGCTACTGGTGTATTTCCTCCAGGCCTAGCAATTTATAGTTTTGCACTTGATACATCAAAATGGATGAAACCAAGTGGCTCATTAAATACAAGTAGAGTGAAAAATTTTCAGCTTGATATTAATCCATGGGTATTAGCTGCAAACTCATTATTTTCATACAATTTTTCAGTCTATGTTGAGGGTATAAACTTTTTAGTAATAGAAGGTGGTATGGGAGGTATGAAATATGCTACGTAGTAAATTATATTTTTAAGTTTCTTTCTAGAATAGATGGGGATATTTACACAAATATCTAATAAATTCAATTATTTTATTTCATCATTCTTAAATGATCCTGAGGCAGAAGCTCATGCTCAGCAACAAGCAGCTCAGGAGCAACAAGATGCAGAAGCTAAACTGCGCCTAGGTACCGAAACTGCAAAGGCGGAAGTTGATGCGGAAAATAGCGCCAAAGCATTAAAGGACGCCCAGGATTTAAATGAAAGAAGTAAGTTTAATGGTCGTAGAGCATTAGGTAATATTATGGCAGGTGTATTTTCCAATTTTACAAACTTAATTCTTGTTGTAGTAATGTTCTACGCTGGTCATTTAGCGGCAAATGAGGCAATTGGTTATAATGTTCCATTTCGTATTCTTAGTTTTTTTTATGGTGCCTTATGTTTTTGGTATATTATTCCTAAGGCATTGATTAAACGATATTATTATAATGAAAAAATCCCATATTATACATTTTTACCAATTTCAACATATAGACCTTTATTTGCTACTGCAAAATTTTTTCTAGGCCCATTTTGTTATATTGAGGATGAAAAATCAGCTGCAGCAAAGGAAGCAGTTGAATTACTTTATAAAAATGGATATTTGAAGAGTGTTGCAGAGGTTATTGTTCCTGGAAATACTTCCAAGGCTGACCCACAATTACCTCAGACTCCTCCTCAGACTCCTCCTCAGGGTCCTCCTCAGGGTCCTCCTCAGGGTCCTCCTCAGGGTCCTCCTCAGGGTCCTCCACCTCCTACACCTCCACAGGCTCTTCCACCTCCCCAGGTTCTTCCACCTCCCCAGGTTCTTCCACCTCCTCAGGCTCTTCCACCTCCTCAGGCTCTTCCACCTCCTCAGGCTCTTCCACCTCCTCAGGCTCTTCCACCTCCTC